TCTCAACAGCAGTATCTCTTTCACTTTGTGCAGCTAACTCAACCTCTATCCTAGTCAGTCGTTTCTCGTCGTTCTCTAATCTATCTGACAGTTTCTTTATCATCCAACCGATAACGGCAAGTATAACACCAAGTGCTGTATCTAAGAAGTGGGAGAGTGATTCAGTCATCGTCTTACACTACTATTCTCAGTTCTCCTGTGGAAGTTTTATAAATGTCTCCCGAAACTAACCCACCACTTATAGCAGCACTATTGTCGGCATAGGTTGGGCAAAGCAGTATTCGCAAAACTCCGCTATTCTTTAATGTCATTAAATTTGCACCTGAAGTTTTCTCAGGAGCAGTGAACTGTAAACCACCCGTACCGTCTACAAACAAATCCATCTGTCCTAAAGGAGAAGCATTGTTCGTCTTGTCGAACCTTATACCAGCTCCAGTGACTGCCGTATTATTTATTATTATATTAGTACCGTCAGAGATCAAACCGTTTACTGTGTAAAGCTGTGTATCATCTAATTTAGCAGGAGTAACAGCGTCGTCTGCTATCTTTAATGTAGTAACAGCGTCGTTAGCGATAACCGTAGCACCGTCTCCTGTAGAAGTAACATCACCAGTATGATCCGGGTGCGTGTAAGCAGCAGGTACATCGCTTGCCTTCGCTAGTTCGTGACCACCCGCTGTACTGCCATCGTGTACTACAACTGTTTCTTTATCGGTGTCTACGGTTACTTCTCCTTCAGCACCTGTAAAGCCAGCGTGTTGTGCTGTGGTTCCTCTTCTTAATTTTACTTGTATGTTTGGCATGGTTCTAGTTGGTTATTGGTTCGCTTTGCTCTCATCGTGTTTACTTACTATCGTTCGATAAACACTCATGCGATTGATCCAAAGTCTAATGTTGTTGATAAGTTATCTGAGTCTACTACTCCGTTAGCGATAGTAAGTGCAGTTGATCCTGTTACGTCCCCGGTGTGCGTAGCGTTTGTTACCTTAGCCGTGTTAGCAGCGACAGCAGTGTTGTTAGCTACTTCCGTGTCAAAGTCAGAGATAGTACTGGCAGTCTGTGTACCTGTGTGGTTAGCTCTAGCTAGTAAAGTTGCATCACTACTATTAGCAGTGGCACCGTCAGCTACATTTAATAAAGCCTGAGTCTGTGCTACGCTTAACTCTATTATATCAGAAGATCCACCTGTATTGTTACCAAGTATCGTATTAGCTGGTATCTCTTCTATCTTAGCAAATGTAATAGAGTCATCAGCAACTCCAGCAATAGAACCTACAATCGCACCACCAAGCGTAGAACCGTCGTGTACGTATAAGTCCTTGGTATCAGTTGTGTAAACAAGTTCGCCTTCCTGTCCTGTAAACGCAGCATTCTCAGCATTCGTTCCTCTTCTTATCTGTACTTCAATACTCATTTATGCAATTCCTCCGTAGCTGAATGATGCGGTAACTGGGTCACCCACTATACTACCGTAGTCGTAATCAGTCGGTATATCAGTTATAGCAACTTTATATCCTCTTTCAATAACAAGTATCTCAGCTAAGTTAGCGGGTGGTGAATCAAAACGTATCAGGTTACTGGCTCCTACAATTGTGTAGTCGTCAGGGTCTATGACCGCTCCTGCTACCGTCACTAACATTGCAGTAGACGATGTAACATTAGCAGTAAATGTAAGAGCAAACTCTGTCTCACTTCCGTTTCCTGTGAATTTACTAAAGCTTGGTGGACTTCCTGTGCCTGTGGTTAAACCTGATATAACACTGTCAACGTATGATTTATTAGCTGAGTCAGAAGCAGAGATAGGATCGCTTACACCTGTTAAAAGATTACCGTTAATATCAACAGCACCAGATACCTTAGAACCGTCAAAGTCATTCAGTGATCGTGTGTCTACATAGTTCTTAGTAGCTCCGTCTTGTGGGTCTACTGGATCAGCTAAGTCTTTTAAGTTTTGATTCTGTGCAGAAAAGTCAAGACTACCTTGTACCCGTTGTAGGGATGCGTCATTCAGTTCTCCTATCTCTTCGTTTAAGAAACGGTTGTGTTGGTACGCTCTATCTAGTTCACTCTCAGTAAGTACCGATCCGTTCTCAAAGTCTACAAGGTTTAAGTCAGGCTGACTCTTACGACGTACTCTTACATTGTCACCAGCATTAACATTACTGCTAGGAAACACACGGGTAACTCCTGATGTAGTAGATATTGTAAAGTATTCACGAGCCAACAAACTACCGTTTACTTCTACTGTTATGTGGATTTCTTCAAGGAACGGGAACGTCACGATAAAACCTGCCGTAATGTCGGAGGCTGAAACGTTGTTATAGTCTACGTAGGTGTTAGCCATGATATTATATTATTACTTATTGAGTGAGGAGTTCAAGCACTTAGTCATCGAGTTAAATTCAAAAGTTCGATTAATTCCACATTTTCTTTAGCAGCTTGCTGTATAGACATAGGTTCCGTTGTCTTTTTTCTTTCTACTTTACCAAGCTTCCGCATCTGCTTAACTACATTGTATAAGTTCTCTCCCTCTTCGTTTCTAAATTGCTGTAAAAAACTAGAATCTTTTAATATAAGTTCTTCTAAACCTCTGTAATAAGTTCTAGCTTCTACAGCTAATTCTTTATGTCCTTGGTTAGTAGGTAGTTTATCTCTCTTAGTTTCATCTATATCTTCGGTTTTAAGTTTCTCAGAGAAATCTTTACTGCGTACTTTTTTAATAAATGAATCCCTCAGAGTTAAACCATTTCTTTTATAGTTCTGAAGTTTTCTTGCAAAAGCATATTCTAAGTGTACCCCATCATCGTCTGTGAAATCTGTCATAACAATAGCCTGATCTAGGATAGTAGTAGGTATATTATTATCTATTACTCCTACTTGATCTGATTGAAGTACTTCACTTAAACGCTCGTCCATCTGTGCTGCTGAACCTTTAGACCTTTGCCATAACCTAAGTTGATCTGTGCCCCAGTTGCTTGTATCCACTATCTCCTGCCCAAACATATCCGTTTTATAATTCTCAGGACCTATACCAAACATTTGATATAAAGTTCTTTCAGACCAATCCCCACCTCTTAGGTCAGCTACCTTACCGCCTGTAGTTAAACGCCTCATAGCTTTCTTCAAGAATGCAGGAACCGGAAACCAACTTGATAACAAACGATTAAGAGCTATTTCTTTTTCTTCTCCAGTTGCGTACAACCAGTCAACTATCTCTGATCCTCCTAGATTTAATGGGGCATCTTTTTGTATTTGAGCAAACGAACGGGTGACAACTGTAATAAAATCTTGTTCTTTATTTAGTAGTTTTTCGCCTGTTATTGTTTGTAACAACTTCATCTTACTCCACACAGCTACGTCAGCCGTCATAGCCATAACGTGTTTAACAGGGTCCCAGTACCTATAATCAAAACCAAACAGATCGTAAGGCTGTTTACCTCCGTACATCTTCATATTCTCCCGTTGCTCCTTTGTTAACCAAACCTGCGATCCAGTCATATTCCCACTCCAAGCAGCTGCAAACGCACTACCGTAAACAGCAGCACCCATAAAAGCATCGGATATAGTTTCTTGGTTGTAAATGTGTTTCCTTACTTCAGCATCTAATATTTTCTGCTGGTTATCTTCTATCTCTTTATAAGCATTAGTCTTCATCTCTTCTGTTAGAAGTTCAGACTTATCCATCAGCATCGCTTTATTCTGCTGTATATTTTTATTATAACCTCTTATCTTGCTTGCATATGGGTTGAAATACCCCACACGAGTTAAGGCAGCCGGGAAAAATACTAACTTAGCACCTCTGTATGTACCTCGTATTGCCATGTTTATAAAAGGATTACGCTCCTTAAACAACATAACACCAGCACTGTTTTTGTTTTGTGTTAACTTCTCTATAAATTTAACTGCTCTATCTGCTAAGTTGTTGTGTAACTCTGGTATATTATCTGTATTGGAACCAAAGAAGAAAGCTTCATTAACTCTGCGTACTCGTTCGTTTATCTTACCGTTCTCGTTTAAAACAGCTAAACCGTCTTCTTGCGTTAATCTTTCGTTGAATAATTTCTCGGCATATTCTTCAATAGCCTTCTCTCTTTGTGCTTTGTTTTTAATTCCTTTATGAGTGTGGAAAGCATCTTTTAAAGATTCAGAAAACAGAGCATGAATAACCGCAGGTCTTCTGGTTACCTCATCGAATGTTCCTATAGCTCTACCGCCTGTTGTTAAGAAGTTATCGTAGATATGTACTAAGGCTGCTAAGTCTCCTTTGTAAATTTGTTCTAACATATCCTCCATAGTCTTTTGACTTATCTGCTGTTTCCTAGCTTTTATAGCAGCAGTATCCATTACATTCTTGGAGTTGATGTTGTAATTAGAAGAAAACATTTTACCAGCTTGGTGGTCTGTAGCACTTCGTCCGGTTTTGTATGTTTGAGCAGCTGCTCTTTTATACTGCATAATATCAGACCACAGTTTAGCTCCTGCTTTATATTCATAACGAGCTAGCTGTATGCCTTCTGACAAGCTTTTATTTCTAATACTTTCGTATAAAAAGGTAGTCAAAGGTTTAGCAGTTACTGTTCTTGCCCACTCAAATGTAGCACTAGGTAGACCAGCTATCATAGAACCAGCTTGCATAAGGAAGCCGTTTTTACGCATACGCAATGCAGTGTTAACCCCTTTAGCTAGTTTATTTAAGGAGCTTTGTTCGGATGTAATCTTATCCCACTCAACCAAGTAGTTAACAAGTTCTATATTCTTATCTTGTCTAATTAAAAACTCATTACCCTTTTCAAGCTCCTTAATAGTTTTACGCATGTCAGCTTTAATAGCTGCTCTTTCTTGTTGCTTTTTACTTAACGCTGTCTCTACTTTAGGCCCTTTAGGTTTAGCTTCTACCTCTGCTCTTATTTCTCCCATTACCGCTCTACCTTTTATATCAGCAAGACGAGCAATATCTTTTTCTATTTCTATTAGTTTCGGTATCTCTTTAAGAAAGTTTTTATAGTATTTTATTTGAAGCTTCTTTTCCTTGAACCTAGGATCGTCTTCTATCTTTTTCTTCTTACCAGTAACAGGGAACTCAAGGTCATTAACAGCTAAAAACTTAGCCCTATATTCATCTAGTTCTTTATTTAGTTTTAGTTCTTCAGCTTGGATCTGCCTCTCTAATCTTCTAGCTTGTTCGACTGGGTCTAGGTCTTTCTGTGCTTGGTCTATTTCTTTTACTGTATCCTTAATATTCTTGCGAAGAAAAGCTATATCACTATCTAGACCTGCCTCTTCTGCACTCTTTTCTCTAACAGGACCTTCGGGCTTAGGAGTAATAAACTCACGCTGCTCACCTAACGGTGCTGTTTGTTTAGCTATTAAGTCGTCTCTTGTTTTGTATTTAGCTTGAAGCCTTAATGCATCGTTCTCTGCTTTCTTATAAGACTCAAGAGTTCTTTTTATTTCTACAATCTGCGGGTCTAGCTCAGTCTGCTCTTTAGGTATTTTCTGTATAGCATCTAAATCACCAAACCTCTTCCTAGCTTCATTAAGTTTAAGTTCATATTTAGCTACCTCTTTTTGTATCTGAGCTACTATTTGATCCGGGTCCTGTAAGCTTAAATCAGATTCCGTTACTTTTTGTTTGAGATCACGCTCAGTCTTTTTAACGACATCCCTTAAAGTATTTAAATAACTATCTACTTTATCAGGCTTAACCCACTCTGGTGCAGGGCCCACTTCTTGCCTAATTTTTTCTATATCACCTTCGTCTAACAACTTGAAGAATCTATCTAACTTTTCTTCTAAACTTGCGATCTCTCTGGATTCTCTTGAGTCTGTTTTATAGAACTTCAATCTAGCTTGTAAGTCTTCTTCTTTAAGAGTACGCTCTCTAGGTTTCTTAGGTGTGGGTTCTTCTTTCAATCCTGCAAATATTTCCTGTCGCTCTTGCAGCTCCTTTTCTAGTTTAGTTATCCTAGCAGTTTGTGCCTTAACTTCGTCAATTTGTTTAGGCTCTAGTATCTGTTGCTGTTCTTCTGGCGGTAAGCTTTCGTATTGTTCTCTTAGTTTCTTTCTTATTTGCTTCCTCTTTTCTTTCTGAGCGGGTCTTATACCTAAGTAATTGTTATGCAATTCAACTAAGAACTCGTTATGCTTAACACCATTTATTTGTTCTATAAGTGCATTCTCTAATCTTATAAGAGCGTGGCTTTGCTCAGTAGCTGCTTCACTTAATTCATTAGTATATTTAAATTTAGCTTCAGCATCTTTACTCATAGACTGCAAGAATCTCCCAGCGAATGTATCTACTTTATGCTTAACTTCGTATACATTTTGTAGGAATCTAACTTCTTTCAACGCACCTTCTAAACTCTTAGCGTCTACTGGTTTGTCTGCTATGTATGCTTTAGCTATGTCCTCCTTGTGTTTATGTAGGTGCAGTTCGGTTTCGTCTCTTACTTTAGTTATAAGTGCACCAAGTTTAGGAGCTTCAGTGTTAGCGTTTGGGTCGTCTAGTTTTAAACTTTTAAATCTTTTAGTAGCTTCATCTAAAGCAGTTTCCCTAACATCATCTACTATGCGTGGCCTAACAGGCTCTGCTGGTACTTCTGCTTTAACTTCTTCTGGGGTCGGTTCTACATCCTTAGCAGGTGTAACAGGAACTTCAGGCTCAGGTTCTACTACCTCCTCAGCTTTAAACTCTTCGACTGCTTTTTTAGTTTCTTGTTTAGCTACTTCAATATCTTCGTCTATAGGTGTAACAGTAGACCCTTCTTCTTCTATTAAATCTTCTGCTTTATTGGAAGCTTCTAACTGCTTTCTAGAGTCTTCTATCATTTGCAGTTGTAAGTCTCTATCCTTTATCTGTTTTTCTAGCTCATCAATCTTTCGCTGTAGAGGTGCAGTGCTTGCTTCCCAGTTAATGCCTGAGCTTATATCTTCTTTTACTGGCTGCTTTAAAACTTCTATCTCTTCCTGTAACTCGACTTTAGATTGTTCTATCCTTTGTTTAACTCCTTCGTTTATATTCAGTAATTCTTGTCGCCCCCATTTAGAACGAGCTAAACCACCTAGACCTTCGATACCAGTCTTAAAAGCACCTCCGAAAGCAGCGCCAAATAGATAAGCATATTCATCCCTATCTTTTCCGTTAAACCTAGCTTCCATTTCCTGAACAAAGAACTGCTCTGTTGATCCTAAGATAGCACCACTAACTGTGGTCTTAACACCGTTAACAAGCATCTTCCTACCAGCCCAAGAACCGGATACTCCTAGCCTTAAAGTTTTATCCGCTAGTTGTTCTACTTTAGTTAACGAGAAAATAGCAGCACCAGCAGTTTCCCAGTAAGAATAATCTTCTTGTATTCCTAATTCTACACCTACTTTCTGTCCCGCTAAATTAGCAGCAGCCCACGGTAACATCCTTAATCCGACTTCTGACGCAACAAAACCACCAACGCCAAGAGCAGTTGAAGTAGGTTCAGCAGCTTGAGGACCCGCAAATCCCAACATAGAATAAGCACGAGTGGCTTGTAATGCTGTTTTTATTTTAGGAATATATTTAGCAGCTGCATATTGCAAACTCATTCCACCTATAACTTCAGTGCCAGTCTTGTAAGCAAGAGCTTCCTTGTGGTCCATCATCCACTTCAATCTCTTACTTATTTCTTTAGAGGCACTTTCTTCTGTAGCTTGTAAAGCTATCCGAGCTTCCTCTAACTCAGGCGTAGGTGCAAATGTACTAACATCAGGCTCTTCTGTTTCTTGCTGAGTGAGTTCTAGGTTACTAAAGTATTCTTCTTCTTCAGCTAATATAGCTTGTTTCCTAGCTTCTAATGGATCAATCATTACCTAGAATCTCTGTCTCTAATTAAAGTTCTTTGTGCTCTCCTGAAATTCTCAAAGGATTCATTATCATAGACTTTAAAAGCACCAAACTCTTTCAATACTTGTGCATCTTCTTTTGTTAACTGTTCCCTGTTTTCTATTTTATCAATTACAGGCAACCACTTATTAAAAGTGACATCATCTAATTCTTCTCGGTTAGCTACTAAAATAACATCACCATAATCAAAACCCACTTCTTTTAATATTTCAGCGGATTGAGGTGAGTAGTTAGAGAAACCGTGATCATATACACTTGCTTCTAGTAATCTCTTTAAACGACTTTTCTCTGATTCTGTAACATCTGTAGCCACCATGGTATCCACGATAGCTCGTCTATCTTTATTAATTAAATCGAAAGTAGGACTTTTCTGTACTAAAGATTTATATTTAGTAGGTTCATCCCTAAAGGGAGCTAAAGGAAAACCAGCACCTACAGTAGGTCTAGCTTTTTCTACTTCAACCGCCCGCCTAGCTGGCTCTAACTCAACTTCTTCAGGTCTATCAAACTCTTGCACACGCTCTTTAGCTATTGTTGCTACTGCCTTGAATATAGCTTTGTCCTCGTCCTGAAGCCTTCTCAACTCCTTTAATACCATGCTTGTTTTCTCTGTAGCTGGTATAGTCTCGTCGAGTTCTAATACTTTAGCGTACTCCAGTATTTTTCTTTCGATTATAGGTCCTGAAGTTGTAGTGTGTGTTTCGTCAAACTTAGGAGGCAATACTTCATCTATCTTTTTCCCGACTCCTACTACAGCTTGTGCTATTCCCGTGATGTCTTCTTTTAATGCTGTGCGTATATTTTTAAACTCGGTAAGTTCTCTAACAAATAAACCTGCATTAGCCTCTTTGCTAGTTCTACGAGCTGAAGACCACGGTGCTGCGTTTATTTGTTTTTCAGATAGAAACTCGTCAAAGTCATATTCTTTACCGCCAGTACTTTTCAACTCATGCTCTTCTAGAAATTCTTTCTCTAGTTCTGCACGGACAGTGGGTGAATAAAGATTCACTTCTCTCTCTAACGATCCAGTTGTCTCAGCAATAAAAGTACCTACAGATTTAAGAGTTCTTCTATACAGCGGTAAAGCTCGGTCTGGATCGCTATAAGCCTGTTTTAAAAGTGTATCATTAAGAGCTAAGGCTGGTGCTACTTCTTTATTAAATATCTCATTCTTGATTATGTAATCCAACTGACCCTCTTCCTCTCCATCCTGTAAAGTAGGGTTCATAAACAACAAAGCATCTTTTACCGTCTGAACGGACAACGGATTATTTACAAACCTTTCGTAGGTCATGCTGCTAGGTAGACGCTTCAAAGCACCACCCCACAGTCCTGTCCATTCTTTGTCTAGTTCTGTTTTACTTTCAGTTTTAAGTGAAGCTATCTTGTTGTTTATTTCTTTTCGTACTGGATTCAGCTCATCTAAAGCTTTGTCTGAATTGAATATACGATTACCGTTAATCTCAATTAATTCTACACTGCGTAGCAAAGAACTAGCATCATTAAAGCGTCTATCAGCTTGTAGAGTTTTAGCTCTAGTCTTAATCATATCAACCAATAGTTTGTTTCTTTCTTGGTTGTTTAACGCTGGGTTATCTTCTTTAAGCTGCTCTTCTATATTAAGTACTACATTCTCAATCTGAGATGAACTAACTACTTCTTCCTTACTGTACAAACTGTCAAGCAACTGTTGACCCTCATTCATAGTCTGACCAACAATAAACTCATCTCTAGCTTCTTCGTACTTCAGTGCTAGTTCGTTCTTATATGGTGTTGTTACTGTACTCCAGAGTGCTTTACCTGCTGTACTATTAGCTACACCTTCTCCTACTTGTCCCACTAAATTATCCCACTGAGTTGATAACATATCGTCAACAGCTTTGCCGTGATCCGCTTGCGTCTTATAAGTCTCGGCATTTATTAAGTCAGCAGCCTGTGAGTTAAGACTAGGAAGCATCGTATTATTAATGTGTCGTTTTAACAACGCATCACGATACGCTCTATCTCTGTTAGTCGTAGCTAATACACTGAATCCGTCTACATCTTTCTGCTTCTTTAACTCAGCTATAACATTCTGTTCTTCAACTAAAGCAGCTCTTTCAACACCTATTTGTTCTTGTTGTTTCTGTAACTGACCGTACTGCTGTAACATCGGATTAACTTGTCCTAACGCATCCGCTAGGTCCATCAACTTGTTACGTCCTGCTTGTTGAACCTGTACAGCGTACTGTCCTCCCCGTTGAATGGTAGGTGATATACCGGGG